ACTATGCAATAAAGATAGTCAGATAAATACTCTAGTAGATTTAAATGATTATCAAGACGAATACTTTAAAATAGTAAAGGAGTATTATGAAGAAAAAAAAGAAAAAGAAGAAGGATAAAAAAAATGAAAACAAAAAACGCAAAAGCAAAAGTAAAAAAAGTTATTAAAGGATTAAAGGGTGCTGTAAAAGCACACACTGGCCAATATAAAATGTTAGCTAGTGCGTTAAAAAATAAAAATAAAAAAGGAAAAAAATAATATGCCAATCTGTGCAATATGTAGCCATGAGTGTCATTGTACTACTGGAGGAATCTGTCTTGATGGACAGTGTGATTGTTCCACTTGTGTACACGAATAATGCCGATATACGAATATAGAAATAAAACAACAGGGGAGATATTTACAAAGTATCTTCCTATGAAAGATAGAAAGAAACCTCTAGAAGATAAGAACATAGAGATGTTGATTAACGCACCAAGACTTGCAACAATAGATAGAAAAGAACACGGAGCAAGAGACCAGATGTTAAAATCAGCAAGAGCAGGCATGAAACAAAGACAAATAGAAGACCAAGTTGGTATTAGAAAAACACCAGAGTGGTTACAAGAAAGAACAGAAAAAAAATTACAAAAGATTAGAAATGTTAGTTCCTAAAAAACAAAACGATTTATTAACAGAACAACAAGAAAAATTTCTTAATGCTTTATTTGGTGAAGCACAAGGTAATCCAAAGATGGCAGGAGAGATAGCAGGATACTCTGTAAACTCTTATCCTAAAGTATTAAAAAGTTTAAAAGAAGAAATAATAGAAAGGGCTGAACAGCAATTAGCTGTACACAGTCCAAAGGCAACAATGGGTTTGATAAATGCTCTTGATGAAGATGGAAAAACTCCAGGAGCAAATATTAGAATAGAAGCGGCTAAACAAATTCTAGATAGAGTGGGTTTAGCTAGAAAAGAAAAACTAGATATAAATGCAAAGGTAGCACATGGAATCTTTATTCTCCCGCCCAAAGAGGAAGCTACGGAGTAGAACAGTTCCTTTTGGATACAAAGTATCCGATGAAGAGGAAAGAATGTTAGAACCTGTTCCAGAGCAATTAGATGCTTTGAAAGAGGCAGAAGAATATTTAGAAAACTGTTCCTACAAAGAAGTTGCAGACTGGGTTACAAATAAAACTGGTAGACCAATAACAGGAATGGGATTACGCAAAGTATTGAAAAGAGGATGGTAGAACCACCAAAGCCAAAGACTGCAGGTCGTAAACGAGTTAAAAAAGTTCCTAAACTTTCTGAGTCAGAAAAGAAAGCTAGACAATCCGCTTTACATCTTCTCCGAGCAGAAAAACAAAAATTAGAAGATGCTAAACAAAAAGTTGATTTGGCAGAAAAAAGACTCGAAAATAAAAAAGAAAAACTAAAAGAATTAGATAGCGTATTAGAAGGCGACAAAGCTGTAATAGATGAACAGCAAATAGAAGAAGCAACACCTTCAATACAAGAGGCATTAAAAGAAAGAGAAGTAATATTTCAACCTAACTCTGGGCCTCAAACAGAATTTCTTGCATCATCAGAAAGAGAAGTATTTTATGGTGGAGCAAGAGGCGGTGGCAAGTCATACGCAATGTTAGTAGACCCATTACGTTATTGTCACAAAAGTGCACATCGAGCATTGTTAATAAGAAGAACGATGCCCGAGTTAAGAGATTTAATAAATCATTCTCAGCAATTATATTCCAAAGCATATCCTGGAGCAAAGTGGAGAGAGCAGGAAAAAGAATGGCGGTTTCCATCTGGGGCAAGAATAGAATTTGGTTATGCTGAAAATCTGACAGACGCACTACGTTATCAAGGGCAATCATACACATGGATAGGTATTGATGAATTACCACAATACCCAACTCCAGATATATATAATTTTCTCCGTTCATCTTTGCGAAGTGTTGACCCCGAGATTCCCGTCTTTATGAGGGCAACAGGAAACCCTGGTAACGTAGGCTCTGGTTGGGTTAAAGAAATGTTTGTTGACCCTGCTACACCAAACACAAAGTTTTATTTAGAAATACAAACTCCCACAGGGAGTAGAAAAATTAGTAGAAGATTTATACCTGCAAAGTTACAGGATAATCCATACTTGATGCAAACAGATGATTACTATGTAATGTTAGCATCATTACCAGATGTACAAAAGAAACAGTTTTTAGAAGGAGATTGGGAGTCATATGAAAGTTCGGCCTTTCCAGAGTTTAGTAGAGAGGTACATGTCATCGAACCTTTTGATATACCTAGAAACTTTATGCGGTTTCGTTCTTGTGACTGGGGTTACTCTTCTTTTGCATGTTGCTTATGGTTTGCTGTTGATTACGACAATAACTTATATATTTATAGAGAGTTGTATACGAAGAATGTTACAGCAGATATTTTTGCACAAAGAGTCTTGAATAGTGAAGCAGGAGAGTATATAAGATACGGAGTTCTTGATTCTTCTACATGGGCAAGACGAGGTGATATAGGGCCTAGTATTGCAGAGACCATGATACAAGAAGGGTGTAGATGGAGACCATCTGATAGGTCACCTGGTAGTAGGATAAACGGAAAATTAGAATTACACAAACGATTAAGAGTAAATGATGATACAGAAAGACCATCTTTATTTGTATTTAGTAATTGTTTAAATTTAATTAGAACTTTACCAATGTTACCTGTTGACAGAAACAACCCAGAAGATGTAGATACAGATGCAGAAGACCACGCTTACGATGCTCTTAGATATGGATGTATGTCAAGACCTTCACATCCAAGAGCTTTTGAGACTAGAATGAATGATATTAAAATGACTTCTGGTCAAACATATAAACCTAGTGATTCTGTTTTTGGTTACTAATGAAACACAAAACAATAAAGATAGGTTACAGAAATTATAAATTTAAAAAAATTGATAATAATTTTTCTGATGCACATGGACAATTTTTATCAAAAGAAGGTTTGATAGGATTATCTGATGAAGATAATATATCTCATGTTAACACTTTACTCCACGAAGTTTTACATGCTATAATATATCAGTGGGGATTAGACGTAGGAGATAAAGAAGAACATATCGTAAATGTATTAGCTAATGCAACTACAACTGTTCTTGTAGATAATCCTTGGTTAACCAAATATTTGGAGGACAAACTAAAATGAAAAATATGAATGGAAAAGATATTGACCCAAAAGTTATGAAACAATATTCTCAAGGAGAAGGTTTCGATGACCAGTCAACAGATACTGCTCCAAAAAAAGAAGCATCAATAGGTGTAAAAAAGCCTTCAACAGCTTTACCTGGAGACGCTTATGAAAGCGGTAATGTAGCTTTCCCAAAAGCAGGAAAGAATGGTGTTGATGGAAAAGTATTTTCAATGGCAGACGAAAGAGACTATTAATTAAATAATGGCATATACAGCAACAGGTTCTGGTGGTGCAACTGGAACTGACGCAACAGCATCGTTAAAAGATGAAAAGATAGATTATATAAGTCTTGGACAAGTTATCGAAGGCAGACTTAAATCTGCAGAAGATACTCGTTTATATGATGAAAAGCGTTGGTTAAGAGCGTACAGAAACTATAGAGGAATCTATAGTTCTGATATGGCGTTCAGAGACACTGAGAAGTCTAGAGTTTTTGTTAAGATAACAAAGACAAAAGTTCTAGCGGCATATGGACAACTAATTGAAGTCTTGTTTTCACAAGGTAAATTTCCTATTGGAATACATCCAACAGAAGTACCAGAGGGAACAGAAAAATATGCACACCTAAATCCAGAAGAAAAAACTCAAGAGCCAGAAAGTCCTTATGGATTTCCTGGTGATGGAATGGATATACCACCAGGAGCTACGGAAAGTATGATACTAAATGGTTTAGCCAAGAAGTATCAAGGAGCAGGATTTAAAGCAGGGCCTGCACCAGACTTATCTAAGATGCCTCAAATAGAACCTGCTGATGAATCTGCAAAGGCTATGGAGTCATTAATACATGACCAGTTGGATGAAAGCCAAGCTATAACTGTACTAAGACATGTCTTATTTGAAATGTGTTTACTTGGTACAGGAATATTAAAAGGGCCTTTTACATACGACAAGACTTTACATAAGTGGCAGAAAGATTTTGATACAGGAGAATCAGTATACACACCACAAGATAAATCTGTACCAAGAGTAGAAGCTGTAAGTTGTTGGGATTTTTATCCAGACCCAGATGCAGTAAGTATTCAAGATGCAGATTATGTAATACAACGTCATGTAATGAATCGTTCTCAGTTAAGAGATTTAGCTAACAGGCCTTACTTTAGAAAATCTGCTATTATAGATTTATTAGAAAGTGGCCCTAACTACGAAACAAGAAGTTATGAAACTGCTTTGTATGATAGGGAAAACCAAGATGACTATGATAAAAATAGATTTGAGGTTTTAGAATACTGGGGTAACATAGATAAACAACTTGCAGAAGAGGCAGGTTTAGAAATTACAGACGAAGATACTACAGAGTTAGATGAAGTATCTGTAAATGCTTGGGTATCAAATGGTAATATATTACGATTAGTATTAAATCCATTTACACCAAATAGAATACCATACATGGTATGTCCGTATGAAATAAATCCTTATCAGTTTTTTGGTGTAGGTATTCCAGAAAATATGGATGATGCACAAACTGTTATGAACGGACATGCAAGAATGGCAGTAGATAACTTAGCATTAGCAGGTAATCTAGTATTTGATGTAGATGAAACAATGTTAGTACCAGGACAAGACATGACCATATTTCCTGGTAAAATATTTAGAAGACAAAGTGGACAGGTAGGACAAGCCTTACACGGATTAAGATTTCCAAACACTGCACCAGAGAATATGCAGATGTTTGATAGATTTAGACAACTGGCTGATGAAGCAACAGGTATACCATCATATTCGCATGGAACGACTGGAGTAATGTCAACGACAAGGACTGCGGCAGGTATGTCAATGTTAATGGGAGCGGCGGCTTTAAATATAAAAACAGTAATAAAAAATATTGATGATTATTTATTACGACCTTTGGGACAATCTATGTTTCAATGGAATATGCAATTTAACGAAGATAAACCCACTATAGAAGGAGACCTCGATGTTAAAGCTAGAGGTACTTCTTCTTTAATGATGAAAGAAGTTCGCTCTCAAAGATTGATGACATTTATGCAAGTAGCATCAAATCAATTCTTAGCACCTTTTGTAAAGTGGCACAGTATCATTAGAGAGATTGCTAAGTCATTAGATGTAGACCCAGACCAAGTAGTAAATGACCCAGAGAAAGCGGCAATATTTGCACAAATGTATGGAGGTATGAATGGAAGCAGAGCGACTCAAGGTGTTAACGAACAACAACCAAGTATGGAAGGTTTTGGAGGAGCACCTGCAGGAGCAGATTCAGAAGACCCAACAGGCGTTGGAGGTGGCAACATCGGAACAGGAAATGTTCCGCAACCAGGGGAAGCTAGTTTCTCTTCGCCAGATACTGGCCCTACGGGAACAACTGAATAGAAATGGTAGAAACAACTAAAACAGCAGAAGCACTAGAAACCGCAGTAAGCGGAACTGGTATAATGCAATCTGAATATTATAAATTAAAATTTAATGCAGAGACAGGTCAGTGGGAAAAAGAAGTTGTTACAGAAGACATAGTTCCTACGTTTCCTGGCATAAGAGATGTTACACCAGAGTATACACCAGAAGGTAAAACTTTTAAAACTATACCAATAGGAGCAGGGCCAGATTATACGCCACTGCCTCCAGTAGTAACTCCTACACCTACACCACCTGTAGAACCACCAGTTGAAACGCCAACTGAACCAGACACAACTGTACCGACAATACAGCAACCTGTAACATCTGAGCAAAGAGATGAGCCAACATTTGTAACTAAACCTAAAATAGTTATAGGGGGAGAAGAAAAACCTCAATATACTGTGTCTTCTAATTATAGAGATAAGTATAAAAATTTACCAGGCGGATTTAATAATTGGTCAAACTCTCAAGTTTTAGAATATGCAATAGATACTGGTGCTTTAAACTCAATGTTATCTCAAAACAACAATCCATATTATGTAGAGCCCACTGCACAAAAAGAAGGGATAATGAGTGAAATTACAGATACGCTACAAGCAGGAACTATAGGTGTAGTGGCAAAAGGATTAGATGCAACTTTAGGAATAAGAGAAAGAAAAGCTCTTGTTGCACGAATGATAAAAGGTGGAATGTTAACTGGTGAAGTTACAGACTTTGTAGATGATAAAGGTAATTTTAAAGTAAATGAAAATGCTACACTACAAAAATTATTTAAGGATGAAAACACACCTATGAATGGTTTAGTCTCAGCAACACCAGAACCAACTACAAGAGAAGTAGCAAGACCTTTTGATGACCCTTACATTGTACGAGAGGCAACAAGAATACCTACATTAAATGAATTAAAAATACCAGAAAGTGTTTTAACATTAGAACAAGCGATAGGCCGAGACCCTAACGATACTAATAGTCCCTTTAGAAAAGGCGGATTTTTAGATAAAATGAGAGATAGATTTCCTTTCAAACTTCCTTTTACGCCAGATAATACTTTGTCTCCAAATGAGCAAAAAAGATATGAAGAGTGGATGGCATTAAACGGAAATAAATATGACCCAAACACAGGAAAAATTTTAGAGGATTATAGAACTAAAGTACAGAATGAAGGCAAACCTATAAAAGTACAAGAAATATTTGACCCTCAAATTGGTAGATACACAACAGACCCTATAATATTTGCTGAAAAACAAAGAAGACTTAGAAGTAAAGAAACTTTAACTGACACTGTGCCTATAGCTCCTAGATATTTAGATACTTTACCTCAAGCAAAATTTGATACAACTAATAGGGTTATATCTGGGGGAATAAGTGAATCACAACCCATAATGGGAACTTCTGGCTCACATGTAAATAATGAAAAAGTATTTGTAGATTCTGGTGGAGGGCATTACACATCAGATGGTAAATATCATTTTGATTCTGATGGAGATGGCAGACCCGATGCTGTGGCTTCTGGGGGAACTGCTAGTCAAGCACAAGAGGCGGCTAACAATGGATTTATACCTGCAAAAACTTTAGAGAGAATGACTAATCCAGATGGCACATTAAAAAGTTTATATTTACAAGGCGGTAATTACGCAATAGATTCTAAGTATGTAAAAGATGGAAAGTATGTAGGTAATGTAGTAAAAGAAAATAGAGATGTAGTTGATAATGGCGGTAATGGTAATACTGTAGATAATGCGGCACCAGATAATTCTAATGATAAACAAAATTACGAAATAAAAAAGAAATCAGAAGAAACAAAAGAATCTGGAGGTGCGGCAGGTAGCGGTTTTGCAGGTGGAAGTTCTGGTGGAGGTAGTGCAGATAAAAAAGAAAAAATAGTTTGCACAGAAATGTACAGACAAACACAACTAGATGATTGGAAAAGAACAATTAAATTGTGGTATTTATTTCAAAAAAAATATTTATCAGAAACACATCAAAAGGGTTATCACTTTTTATTTAAACCTTTTGTAAAAGGTATGCAAAAATCAAATATACTAACAAGTGTAGGAAGACATTTTGCACAAGAACGAACTAAAGATATTAAACACATAATGTATGGAACTAAATTTTCTTTACTAGGTAGAGTATATAGAATTATTTTAGAACCTATTTGTTTTGTAGTGGGGTTATTATTATGGCAGAAGAAATGATGAATCAACAAATGGGTGGTGGAGTTATGGCTCCTCCTCCAGAAAATGTCTCCGATATGGGGGCTAATCAACCTATGCAAGAAGAAAAAACTTCTCAGCAAGAACTACTTGCAAGAGGTAGACAAGTATTAATTCAAAGAGTTGAACAATTACCTCAAGAAGAAAAACAAATATTAGCTAGTAGTATTACACCAGAATTTAAACAAATAGTTACAAAGATTTTTGGCCCTGCAATAAATGACTTTTTAGACATTTTAGATGCAGGAGAACCAATGCAAGAATCAGCACCTACTCAAGAGCCAATGGTGGCAGAAGGAGAAGGTATGATGATGAACAGGCCACCTGTCGAAGAGACAGCCCCTGCACAAGTATAATTCCCACTGGGAATAGGGCGACCTGTTCTTCCAACAGCACCCATAGGAGATA